GCCAGAGCTTGATCATAAAATATAAACTGTTTGTCATCTGCGCCAGCACCAGCTACATGGATGCTAACCCGAAAGGTTATACCTGAGCCACTCCTGTTACAAATAACCAGAGAACTTACTGTTGTCTGGGTAAGGTTAGGAACCGTATACAAAACGGTTGTTGTCGTTGCCGACACATCTAGCTGACCAAGAACTTTGATTACGTCTGTCATGAAGCACCCATCAACAGAAACTGGAATCTACGCATCGCAAGAGAACCCGTTTTGTCAGCTTGGGTTTTTGCAACCTCGATATCAATCTCATGAGTATTGAGAACGTCTGTCACTGTTCTACGGGTCAAAGTCTCTTCTCTTACATTGTATTCTTGCGTTGGTATTGGTAAAGGATGTTTCTTGAAAGTCATTATCGTCTACCGTCTTGTCTGATCTGAAATCGTAACGTACCCAGTCGCCAACCGTACCCAGTGCCTGAGCTTTCGATTCTTAGCACAGGATGTCTGGCCCTTGCTCGCACATGTGACTCTGTTGTTGACTGGTTGACAGTAGCAGATGCCAACGTTGAAGTGCTTTGCAATGGAAAGTTCCTTCCCTTCAAGGTCAGGTTCACTTCTGGGTCAGCACCAGAGAACGTAAAGTCTGGTATGATCCTGTTAACAAACATAAAACTTTCACCGTCATTGATCTCAAGGTCGCCAGACTCTATATAAGCCGTCATTGCAGAACCGTCATCATCATGGCCTGTTTCATGTTCGTATAAATAGTTTGCGTTTGAACTAGTAATAACACTAGCCGCAAGTGGTGCCGTGCCTGTACCGTAATCGTTCCATGCGCCTCTTTCCAAAGTGCCTATAGACCAAAGGTTTTCTGCGTAATCAAACGTCACATAGTTTGTGATTTCTGTATTGCCAGTGCCTACTGGATAAAACCAAGTAACTTCAGAGTACGCTGAGTTCTCAGCGGCAAACACCTTATACGCCTGACTTTTGTTTAAGTTAGAAAACACATGGTTTTTTACAGAGCATGGCAGCGTTTGAACAGAACCGTTATAAACATAAAAGCCCCCTTCATCCATAAAATACACCTGACCACCAACGTCTATTCCAGCATTAGGTGATATCATCGACACATCGGTTGAAATAAGGGAAAGCTCAAAAACAAAAGCACCCCCGACAAAACGCATCGAGTGAACGCTACGATCAGTAAACACAAGTATCTCTTGCCTTGACTGAACCGCCCCGACAATTAAGGAACCAGAGTTAATCCTGATGCCGCCAGCGGTGTTGGTCGCTGTCGGTGTCCAGTCTCTTGCGCTTTCCTGTGTAGAAAAACGAACAAACAAAGGATCTATTGTGCTTGACCCTATGGCGTTACAGCCAAAAGCAATGACATGCTGGTCTGTATCAGACACCATTATCTGAAGTGCAACAGTAGGTGCATCGGATGCACCGCTCAAAGCTGTGATATTAACTGCACGGTTGTTTAACCCTGCCGATACATCAGAATAATAAATACCTCCACCTCGGACATTAAAGATGAGGTCTTCTCCAAAGTTATCCTGACTAAACAATCTAAGCTGATTACCAGAGCTAATTGCTGTTGATGACCCAAAACCACCGAAACCCCAGCCATCTGCACCCCAGCCTTGAGATGCAATGTAAGCATTAAGTCCTGTATTAATCTGATATGCACCAACAACACTACCGCCACCGTTCCCAGAGTCACTGGCGTTAGCGGTAAGAGTATCACCGCTGGTGTCCTTTGCTGTTACGGTATAAGTGTTTGCGTCAGCGACAGATGCAATCTGATATTCCTGATTTAACGCAGAGGCAATGATCAACCCACCTAAACTTGCCGCACCTGAGAAAGTAACGAAATCGTTTACAACCGCGCCATGACCTGAATCGGTAACGGTAAGAGTCGATGACCCGTTGCTTGCAGCAAAGGTTACATCACCTGCGCTTGTAGTCGCTCTCAAAGGGGTAACATCTTTGTAGCTGTTACCTTCCGTGATATAAAACTTGAGGTTAGTACCAACCCCGATATGTTTTACACTCGACAGAGTTGACCACGCATGAAGTGATCGGCAAACACCCTCAAATGAATCTAACAGGTATTTTTGCCATCCACCGATTTTTTCTGGGTTACCCTGCCTAAACCTGATCTTGTCAGAATCAACCCAACCTTGATCGGCTGTATAGTCAGTGCCTTCCTTGTTGACACCCGGAGCAAATTTGACTTTGCGTAAAGCCATAATCTATCTCATTGGTCTAATTGGTGGAAAGCCACCGCCTTTGCCTCGACTTGGCGGTCTGGGCATAGGCCGATAACCACCTCCCTTTCCTCGACTTGGTGGTCTTGGCATCGGTCTTCTCATTGGCGGTTGCCGCATCGGTTGGTAATTAGGACGACTCATTGACCTACCGTATGACTGTCCCATCAAACTTGCTATGCCTGACTGGTTAGGAAATAAACTTTGCTCCTCTTGACGCATTTGTGGCGCATACCTGAACCTTGCCATGTCCCTTGCAAAAGGTAACGAAGGTGGCCTTTGTAGAGGCGGTCTCATAAAGGGTGGGCTGGGCATAGGCAAAAAACCATCATCTCTAGGCGGATTTCTAAAATAAGGAGGTCTAACAGGTGGACGGCTAGGAGGCACTAGAATGGGAGTATTCGGTGGCAAACTTCCAAAATCTGGAAGCGGAGCCGCTATAGGATCGGCAGGCTCTTGATTGTACAAAGGAACAGGCGAGCCTCCAGTTGCCCCCGTTGTTGGCCCCACGGGTTGAGGGTCATTGTATAAAGGGACAGGCCCACGATTAGGAGCAGGGGGTGGTGTTACGGGTGGCATCGGGCCATCAATAATCGGAGGCATCCCTCCTTTAGGATTAAACGGTGGACTTCTCCTTGGCGGCATCTGCGAGGGAGGCGGCATAGGAATCTGGGGCATAGGTGTTGGCATACCACCATAGTTTTCTGGAATAACAGGGCCGCTTCTTGGAAAGTTCCCACCTTTACTCATTGGTATTCTCCTGTACGAATCATGTACGCAAGTTCTTTAGCCCTGTTCCCAACTTGTTGCGCCCAGCGGCTATCTAAAAAATTATCTGCGGCTTCGTTGTATCGTTTGTTTGCCATTGCACCTAACGCCTTCTCAAACTTTCTAAGCACCGTTTGTCCAAGGTTAAAACTGATGTCAATCATTGCATCTCTTCTTACAGCGTCCAGATCATTAAACCAGTCATACTCTTCAGAAAGCTCACCAATCACCCTGTAAATGTCATTCAAAAGCATTTGATCTATTTCTGCTTCTGTTAGTCCCAGACCTGATTCGGAAATGTTTCTGCCTACGCCTATTGTTTCATAACCAGCAGAACACTTGTACACATGCTTCCTGACACCTTCGTGCTTTCTGAGCATAATCTTTAATTTTACAAAACGTGTTGCGTTCATTTACCAAAATATTCCCAAGCATGACCTTCGTCAACCAGAATCTGACAAATGTCCCTGCTGTCTTCTGTGTAGATTGTAGCAAGGATTCTACCGTACTTGCCTCTGCCATGACTAAGCATAACCAGCCTGTCAGGACACAATTCTATAAGCCTTTGCTTTGCAAGCAAGCCTTTGCGTTTATGCTCTTTGTCCCTCGTTCTGGATTCCCAAGCATTTATACCATATAACCTGAGACGCTGTTTACGCAATTCGACATCAAATCCCAGCCTGATGGTTACATCGATTGTGTCACCATCTACAACTCTCAACAAGTCGCAGGTATAAACATAAGGCTTCATCGTTTTTTCTTGCGTGTTGTCCGATCTTTTTTAATCTTGCTTAACGTCTTGGCTTGTGCCGCATGTGTTTTAGAAGCCTTTTTTAAGCCCTTGATTACCTTGTTCAACCTTCTTGTAGTTTGCGCCATAAGATTACCTTAGTCCTCTTTGCCTGCATTCAAAGCCGCAGACACATTGATGTACGCTTCGTTCTTGTCTGGTGTTGATTTGTCATCAGCAAGATAGCGACCTTTCCTATCTCTGGCACGAACACGCTTAAACTCACGCCCAAAAAATAACTTTAGATGTTTCTCATATAACCAACCAATCATTTTTCTCTTGAAACCCCTTGTACTTTTTCCACTGATCTCATGACCCCAAGTCCCAGCATACCCATTAGCACGGGCATCATGGTGCTTGTGTCAATTAAGGGTATGACAACATCCGATTCTGCCAAGGCTAAACCAAAGTTGGAAAATGGAATTAAAATGTAGTTTGAGGCCATACCCAATACGCAGACCCATCCAACTGCTGGCCTCCAGCCAGCAACAAACATGCTTTTACTTGCAGCCTCTACCTTGTTAACTTCCAATTGCCCTTTTGCAAGTTCCTGCGCGTGGCGTTCTGCCATCGTGCTTATTTCGTGGGCCAAAGCATTCTTGGTGTCTTTGTCCTCAATAAACTTGTCAAGTAGACCTGCCACTGGCCCAATAAGTGCTTGAAGCATATTACTCTCCTTTTGCAGCGTTTAAGAACTCCATAACTGCCATCAACATACTGAATATAGAAGCCACTGCTGTCATCATATACTTAAACCACTTCATTATTAAATTCATAGAAGCGGCATCAGACTGCTTTCTCTTTTTTTCTTGATAGGCTCTTTCTCGCTTTGCTTCTTTTTGGAACTGTAAGAAGTCTTCCCACATTCCGGGTCTGCCAGTTAGCTTCATATGTGTGCGAAGTTCTGCTTCTTTTTCCCTGAGTTTTTCTAACTCAAGAAAGTTCTGCAATACAGAGCCACGACCTTTTTTGTTAGATCGTCTTGCAAGTATAGATTTGTTGTTAAAATAATTAGCGCAAGCCTCGGCACAGTGACTTAGGTCTTTCCCGTGCTTGACGCTTTGTAGCATAACGTCAATTGCGCGGTTGGCTGCTTGGATTTCTTCAAGCACTTCATCTTCTACTCATGAAAGCAGTAGCTCCAAAATAAGCCGCTACAATGGACGCTTGAGCTATGTAAAACAGTCCAAGCAAATCGGAAAGTGCCTTGACCCTGCTGTCGGGCATCATGGGTAACATAAGGAAGACAGAAAACAAAACCATTGAAATCATGGCTACCCACGCCATGTTTCTTTGAGAATCTGCCTTTTCCTCACGAAGTTCTAGCTCGACAAGCTGCTGATGACGCTCCAGTTCCTCGTCAGTTACCTCGCCATCTCCGTCAAGGTCATACTTGGCGTACTTACTGGTTCGCTGTAATTTTTTTTGCGTAGCCATCTATTTCCTCCTTGTTGGGATCGACAAAAGCAGGTTTGCAGAAAGCTAGAGCAGGCTTATAGTTCTCCTCCCGTTTCGTGAGGATTTTTGCAATGTTGACGCAATGCTTTTGATTCATGTAATAACCCGCAACCTTTTCTGGATCGGCAGGGCTTAACTGAACAATAAGCGCAAAAACTATGATTTCCATTTATCCCATCCATTTGAATGCTGCCAATACAGTTATAATAAACGGATAAACTCCCCATAACATTAGCTCTAATTTGTCGAACCGCTTAGAGCCTTCTCCAAGGCGATCTTCAATATTCTGGTAACGGATTAAACATTCACGTTCATGATTGTCAATCCTTGTCATTGACTCCTTAACAGTAGCCATATCAATCTTCTGTTGTTCTGCGTTGGTTCTGCAACAAGTTGAGAATAACTTTTGTATCTGCCTTAACATCGGACAAGTCTTCTGCGGTGTTTTGTTGAATAATCTCGGAACGTGTCATTTGGTTTTGGAGTTGGTTTACCTCATCCTCAATCTCATCAACCTGTTCACTTAGCTCACTTATGTCCTCTGCGTTTTCCTGAGACTGCGCTTCAAGCGTGGTATAGCTCGCAATCAAGCCAGCACCTACTAACAAGGCTGGGGCAAGATTCATCAGGCTAGAAAGTTTAATTTCCATGTCTCTATCCTAGCGTAGGTCTAGTGTTGGGAAAATCTGCCGTACTGGGCCAATCTCGTAATGCTTGACGATATGCTTTCAATTTGTCCTTATCAGGGTAATCGTCTAACAAATAAAGAGTGTCTGTTGTAGCAAGTTCACTATTTCTCCAATCTCTTGCGATATCATCAATTTGTTCTTGATCAAGTGTGTGAGGCGGTATTAACTCATAAGAACCGCCATCTTTAGTCACTTCTTTACAAAAAGCCTCGCCACCAACAATTTGATTAGTAGAGCCATCTTTGTATGTAATTTTATATGTAGCCATGATTTACCCCATATCCACTGGAAATATTAAAACACCACCGCTGCCGCCTTGCCCAGAATAACCAACTCCACCTCCTCTGGCAGAGCCACCTCCACCCCCAAGTCCTCCACCTCCAGCAAAAGCTGTACTTGCACTCATAGCCCAACCTCCGCAAAAAGGGCCAGCCGAACCTGCTTTATAGTGTCCATTGTCATAACTTCGCCAACTTACTCCAAACTGTCCAGATAAAAAATTTGCCTGCATTTTTACATCATAAGAGGTACTATTAGAAACACTATCAATTCCTATATTTTGACTTGCAAAAAGTGCAGGAAAAGGGGACAGTATGTTCATGGAAGCGTAACTATAATACCAACTATAATAATCTTGATCATTAGCAGGAAGCGAATCATTGTCATAGTTTAACGTACCGCCACCTTTAGGTTCATTTCCACCAGTAGAAGATGCTTCTGCGCTATTTCCAGTTGTCCAAAGTCCAACCGCACCGCCTCCTGTCATGTGATTATTTGTATCACTTACAAGCCCACCGCTTCCTCCTGTATTATTACAGATATTTCCACCAGAAGCAGAACCTCCAGCATTAGCCGCTATTGTTCCCGAAGAAGCATAAGTACCTGCTGCTCCTCCATTACCTGTCATTGTCGAAATATTTGAGCCAGCTAGACTAGAATTACCACCAGCATTACCATTTCCATTGTCTGATCCACTGGTAATTGCTCCTCCTGCCCCAATTGTTATTGTGTAAGTCACAGAGCTTAACAAAGTAAGAAGACTTACAGCACAACCTCCAGCAGCACCTCCTTGAAGACGTTGTGAATTTGAACCACCAGTACGAGCACCAGAACCACCCGCGCCAACAACATAGACGTATGCTTGTAAATCATAAGCTGGTGTCCAACTTTGAGAGCCAAAAAAACCTATATTTGGTAATGCTCGTCCTACTTGATTATTTCCTACAATTGGCATTTTATAACCTCCTTAAATCTCTAGAAATCCAATGGTTCCGTCCACGTATACAAGCTGCACAGAGTTACCAGAAAACAAAGTAGCATCAGCGGCTTGGCTGTTAATGTTCTGTGAATTGCGGCCTAATGTAACTGTTCCCCCACCTGTAGCCTTTACTACAACTGTATTTCCAGCACTGGCAGAGGCTGGTAAAGTG